TAAACTCTTGAACCATAGCTTTGACATTATCTTTACTCAAGAGTTTTGGTACAACTGCACCTTCTTGTGGAATAAATGTCACTTTAATGTTATTAGAATACACTTTCTGATTATTATCATCTAATAAGGTTGGATAAGCAGTGATGACAGTATTGGTCGACTTGTTGATCTTTGGGAGACCGTCATCACCTAATACTACTACTTTAACCTTATTAGTGTCAGGTGTTTCAGTATTCTTATAACTTACTACTCTTAATTTATTCGCTTTGCTCATGATTAATACTCCTTTTATGTTAGTTTCTTATTAAGATTAATTGTGGGCAACCTGCCCAAGCAGGACAGGGGCAGAGCCACACTTGGCTCAACTTGAACCGAACCCCATCCTAAATTCAACCTGGGCGGCACCCCATGCCCGTGAATTTGAAGGGGGTAGGGTCAATGTATATCACGTACTCCCAATCTACGTATATTTTTCGTTTGGATTTGTTACCCAACATTTTGGGACTCCTAAAGAATTTTTTTATGTAAAATTCGTATCTTACTTATTTTAAAAGAGTTAAGGCACTAGACTTAAAGTAATTAATAGCTATTGCTATATATTGCTTTTCTTATATATATTATAGTATATTTTAGCGTATCAACTTTATAAATAAGGGGTCGCGTCGTTGCTAAATAAGTATCTTACAAAAGATAATACATTAGACTACCAGAAGATTTACTCTGAGATGCAGAGTTATAAGGGTTTTCAAGCTAAGCAACGCGGAGAATGCCTATATCAGGAGGTAATGAGTGCATATGAGGAATATACTAAGACTGGGGAGTCTGGTGATCTGGAAAAGCTTGAATCTTACGTGGCTGAAGGCTCAATCGGTAGTTCTACGAACCCACATATTTTTCCTAAAGACCCTATTTCCAACGAAGAAGAGGTAGTTTCTTACCTAAATAGGGTGAGTAACCGCAATTTTAAGCTCGTGGAAGACGAATATTGCCGCTATGATGCAGAAGATGGTGAATATATTCTAGAGATAAAAGTGAGAAACAAGTGGTATCAGGATTGTCTGATAGAATACGACAAGTTTGATGATAATATAAGCACATCGAGCAGCTTAGGTAAGGATTTTCTTTATGTAGTCGCCACATCTCAAGATATATATGTATTTAACTGTACTAAGTTACATAAAAAAGGGTTTAAATTCAAATGGGACTGGAAAATTATGCCCAAGAACACAGATTTTGGTGGTTCTGAACAAAAAGTGACGAAATTCGTAGGATATATACCAGTAAGCGAAGCTAGTGTACACTATAAAAATTGAACACAGAGACATTGGTCTCACAGAATATCCAATATATCGTCAAGAAGAGGCGGATATTGAACGTATTCCGTATAAACACTGGCAAAAGTGTGAAGAAGGAGACTGGGCATTAACGGATGACTACTATGTGGCTAAGGTTATTAAGAAGAAATCTTATTTTGATGAGCAAAAACGTGAGTCTTTGTATTATAGGATGCCTTTTGGTTATATTATGTGGAATCCTAAGTATCCTAATAAGCATTTTGCTTGTGGGGGCAGAGATAGTAATACTACTTTTACAGGGAAATCCGGTATAGAAGTAAAGAATGGCTCAGATAGATACAAAGCATTAGCTATGTGGGCAGCTATTACCGAGGATAGGAATGTAGCTATTGACAAGGTCTTTGGTCCAGTATCAAACAGTAAACACCGCAAATTGCGGAGACATATGAGAACGGAGTCTTTTATAAGTATGAAGAGAGGTGAAGCACAGAAATTATTAGCAGATAACTTAATGGATGCTGATTATTTCGTGGATTTAATGAAAGAGGGGATAGGTATAGCTAAAGAGAAGAAGGATGTTAATGGAATCAGAGGTTTTGTTAATGATGGCTTTGAAATACACGGTATGAAAGATAAAGAGACCGTTGTTACTACTGACAAGATAGAAGCTGTAGCTACCCGTAAATTGATAGATAATATTAATCAAGAAGAAGAAAAACTTGCGTTAACTAGAAAAGTAGAAGAGCCTGTAAAGGATGAGGCTGATAGTAGCAAATGACGTTATAGATGATGTAAAGTGGGCACATACTCTTACAGATGCTACTTTTTCTATAGAACAGTGTGAATTAATTGAAGAATACTTTAAAACTTTTAGATATAATGGCCATAGGGTTGGCGATAGGCAGTGGAATGCTCCTGTTTTTTGTTTTGATACTTCTCGGTGGGTGGGCGTAGTAGATGACTTATTCGAAAGGAATAAGGATTTAAAGTTTTTATATGGGAATCAGAGAGATTTTTTTGTTATTATTGAACTTATTGTTACTTCACCCGGCTTTAAGTATAAATGGCACCGTGATGTTTCTAGAAAAGCAATTACAGGAGTTGTATACTGGGGCCCAGAAGGAGATGGGACTATTTTGAAGACAGCAACTGGAGAGAGTCAAGTTAAGTGGAGACACAACAGAGCTCTTTGGTTTGGTGCTCATCGTGATGATTTACCCGTAAATGACCCATTAGCCCCTTGGCATAGATTTGAAAACGATAGTTCTGAGTTAAGATTTAGTGTAAATATCAATTTTACTCCACAACAAGAGATTATGGAGTATGTAAAAAGCAGAAAAGAACAATTTTTACATTTCTGGAATACCAATACCCCCTTATGGATGAAGACTGGTGAGCCGAGATAGTTACGAAGAAAGGTATGCTCGAGAGCAGGCACTGAAAAAGCTTAGGACAAACGTAGGTTTGTTTGGCAAAACTATGTTTCCTACAGCTTTGAATAAGAAAGTACCACCCTTTCATCACGATATTTACAAAAATCTGTTAGATGGCGAAGTAAAGCGGCTCCTCATTGCAGCTCCTCGTGGAACTGCTAAGAGTACAGTGACCTCCTTAATACTACCCCTTCACCGGGCCGCTTTCAAGCCATCTGACGAAGACTTATTTATAGTTATTATCTCTGAATCACAATCTCAGAGTATAAACTTCTTATCCCGTATTAAACACCATCTTATTAATTCTAAGAATTTTAGAGATATGTTTGGCGATATGGGCCCTAATACAGCAAGAAGATGGACTAACAATGATATTGTACTCTCTAATGGTACTCGTATTATAGCAGTGGGTACTGGTCAGAGAGTTCGTGGATTCATTGAGGGAGATACTAGACCTAATCTTATTATAGTAGATGATTATGAATCTGAGCTGAATGCAGCTACACCTGAAGCTAGGGCTAAAAATAGAAAGTGGATTACAGAAGCTGTTATACCATCATTAAGTGATGAAGGTAGGATAGTAATGATTGGAACCGTTATATCCGAGGATTGTTTCTTATATTGGGCAAAAGACTCTCCTTCTTGGAAAGTACTATGGTTTTCTATATATGATGATGATGGAGATAGTATATGGGAAGAACGCTTTCCGATGTCGAGAATACACGATATTAAAAGAGAATTTGAAAGCGTTGGTAATTTAAATGGATTCTATCAGGAGTATATGAATGAAGCACAATCGCCAGACAACGCCCCGTTTAAACCGGAATATATTAAACTTCACCACTATGACTTTCAACGGATTGATGGACAAGGTTGTCTTGTTAGGACGGTCGATTCAGAGGAAATCAGGAAACCTGTTGATGTCTATTGCGGCATTGACCCTGCTAGTAGTCTATCTGCTAGGAGCGACTTTTTTGTTATCGCTACTATTGCTGTTGACAGCGATAATAATAAGTACATTGTGGATATGGTCCGTGATAAAATCGACCCTGCACTCCAGCCAGACAAGATTATCGATGTTTATAAAAAATTTCGTCCGAAAAGAATGAAAATTGAAACAACTGGGTATCAAGAAGCGTTAAGAGCTAATGTACGTAAGATTATGCTGGAACAGAGTTTATACATACCCGGTTTAGAAAAAGGTTTAAAGCCGAGAACAAGGAAGTCTGAACGGCTAATGTCTCTTGTAGCACCACTTGCTAGAGGGGAATTTCACTTCAGACCACAGGATTTAATACCCCAGCAAGAGTTCCTTTCTTATCCAAGAGGTAAACACGATGATGTCTTGGATGCTGTATATTACGCAATGGATGGAGCTAAAGCTTGTCGTTCAACTGAGTTGGTAGACCCTGCTAAGCTAAACGTACAAAAAGTACTTGACTGGATGACAATGTGAGGTTAAATTCGTAACGATGGCGTACGTAGAAAAAGAAGGCGATGTCCCTAAGGACATTGTTGATGTTACACACAAACTCTGGAAATCATATTCACAAAAGCGAGACCTCTGGGCTCAACAGGCACAGGAAGACGCAGAATTTAGATTAGGAAGACAATGGACTGCAGAACAACAACGAGTATTACTTGAGAGGGGTCAAGCTCCATTAGTAGTTAACCGTATCCACCCAGCAGTAGAGGCTGGTAAAGCTCTACTTACATCAGGAAGACCACAGTTTAGGGTATCACCCAGAGAGGACTCCGATAATAAGGTTGCACAAATCTTTAACGGATTACTTGAATATATGTGGTATATCTCCGATGGGACTCAGGCTCTCCGTAATTGCATAGACGATTACTACACTATGGGTATGGGAGCTATGATGGTATACATTGACCCCTTAAAAGATTTTGGACGAGGGGAAGTATGTGTTAGAGACGTAGACCCTCTTGATGTATATATAGACCCTAATTGTAGAGATAGATTAGCAGATGATGCAGAAAACATCATTGTATCTAGATTGTTCACAAAAGAGCAAGCTATGACTATGTATCCTATGTATAAGGATGCTATAGAGAATGCACAGTCTGATTTACATACCGATAGACCTACTACTGAGAGAGTAGATGATAAAGGGATTGTATTCCCTGAGGATACAGCAACTAAGACAGATATGTCTTTTGGTGAAAATAACGAATATGTAAGAGGATACGAACGATACTATAAAATCTGGGTAAAAAGATTTCATATAAAAAATAAGATAGACGGTACTGAGGAAGTATTAACTGAAGAGGAAATGCCAGAATGGTTGGCTAGACCAGCAGTAATGGTAAATGGTAAGGTATTTACTAACCCAAAGAAAGCAAAGGGTATAGTAGATAAAATGATGCAAGAATACGAGCAAGTCGTAGAAAAAGCAAGAATGGCTGATGAAGATGCCCCACCTCCTCCAGTAGTCGAAGAAATGACTTATCAAGATTTAGTCGAAGAGAAACTAATCGAGACCGTGTCCGTACCAGTGCAAAGAGTTAAGATGTGTGTTATTATAGGTGATACTTACTTATATTCTCGCATTTTACCCATTGACCATTATCCCATCGTGTTCTTTATGAATATACATAACAGAACGCCCTACCCAGTAAGCGACGTACGAATGGTTAAGGATTTGCAAGAGTACATTAATAAGACACGGTCTCTGATTGTTGCTCACGCTACCACGTCTACTAATACAAAGATTTTAATACCATCTGGTTCAGTTGATATGCAAGATTTTGAACAAAGATGGGCTCAACCGGGTGTAGCTATAGAGGTTGATATGGATAATGGTGCTCCTCAACCAATACAGCCTACCCCATTACCAAATACATTATATCAGAACGAACAAGCTGCTAAACAAGATATTGACCATACCTTAGGTTTATATGAATTAATGCAGGGTAACTCTGAAGCCGCACCTCATACATATAAAGCGACTGTATCACTTGATGAATTTGGACAAAGAAAGATTAAATCAAAGTTACAAGATATTGAATCAGGGCTAGTGAGAGCTGCTAAAGTAGCTATCAGTCTGATGCAACAGCTATATCAAGCTGAAAAAATTGTACGTTTAGTACAACCTAACAATAGTTTATCTGAATTTGCTATAAATAAAAAGATATACGATGATAAAACGGGTGAGATTGAAGTAATGAATGATATAACCCGTGGAAACTTTGATGTTGTTGTAGTTACAGGTTCTACATTACCTACTAATAGGTATGCACAATTAGAAATGTATATGGATGCTTATGAGAAAGGTATCATTGATAAGACTGAAGTTCTAAAGAAAACAGAAGTTTTTGACTTAGAAGGTGTAATGACTAGAACTGATACTGTTATGCAACTACAAGGCCAAGTAGAACAACTTGGTGAAAAGATAAAAGATTTAGAAGGCGATCTGCAGACGAGAGAACGTGAAAACTATCATCTCAAACAGAAAGCTGAATTAGAAAAATTCAAAGCTGACCTCGATAAGACTTCAACCCAGTCTAAAATGTCTGGCAAGTTATTCGAGAAACGCCTTGATGATGTAATGGGACAGGTTAAAGGTGCTGTGAAAGATGCCGAAAAACCTAAAAAATAGTCTATACCCTAATGCCCATAGCAGGCTAGACAAAAAAAAGGAACTCGTAATATGGATAACATAGTAGGGACAACCCCACCAGACGAAGTCGCAGTAGTTGACGACGTTGTGGGCTCCCCAAATGAACCGCAAGAGTTTGGCCCTGATGAGGTTTTCTCACAAGATGGCCAAATTGAGGATTTTTTCCGAGCAAACGAAGTTGAAGAGACTGAAGCTCCTGTAGCAGATCAAGCATCTCCTGTAGTAGTACCTCAAGAAGCTCAACCTCAAGCAGAAGAAGAGGCCCCCAATGACACAGTACGATACCAGTACTGGCAGTCGGAAGCAGATAAGGCTAGAAACGAACTTGATTCTTTAAAGAAACAGGTTGCCGAACAGCCTCAGATGCAAGAAGCTGCAAA